CTATAATACGCGTTGGTAATCATTCAACCAATGGATATATGAAAGTTGCAATGCACTATTACGAAGCATGGAATGAGGTATAGATATGGTTTGGAAAACACAATCACAGCATGAGTGGGCAAGCGTTTCTCGATCCAACAACTATGAAGGTACACGATTAGTATTTAGTTTTAGAGGACAAGAGTTTCCAGCAAAGTGGTGGGGTTGTGGTACTGAGAATTTCACAAATGCAAAAGACCATATTAAAGATAAATTTACAATGACAGAAGATGGATTACAAATGATAGGAGCTACAAACGCATTTGCAAATTGCTATATTGGTCAGTTCACTGCACCCATGAACGCAAACTCAACAAGTAGTAATTCAAGCTGGGATAATATGTATAACTTCAATGAAACTGGATCGATTGCTAATAAACCACGTTTGTTCAGTTATTACCCTGAATTTCATTGTATATATATTATGAGATTAGATAACGCAAAAGATGATTATAGACAAGCTGGATGTGGATTTTCAAAAGAAGGAAGGGGTGATATTGCAGGTAGCTCTCTTGCTATGGCACACACAGGGGAACTTACTGATCATTGGCAATTAAGACAGGCAAATGGTGGTGGAACACAAACAGAAACAGATACAGATATTGATCCAGATCAAAATTTTCATAAACACCAAATTAATTTTACAGATGGTGTTGTAGCAGGCAATGCTGGTCATCTTTCATATTACATTGATGATGTATTAGGTGCAGTTAAATATGGAACGGCAAACTGGCACGCTGACCATCAAGCTCTAACAGCAGGTTTTCAATCAAAACAAACAGTTAGTAATATTTGTAAACTAACAATATCATACGTTGAAGCATGGACAGGTAAGATGGCAGCATGACAGATTTCGCTGGACATAACTTACCAAAGAGAGACTCATTATTTGAGGCAGTTACACCTGTTGGAACTTACGGTGGTGCAGGTCATTTTGTTGAATATTTCGGTGGGGCTGATTATGATAGAAATTTATGGAAATCATGGAATAGTGATACTGGTGGTGGAACTGGTGAAGGAACAACTATTGATAATGGAACGTGTTTGAACGCATGGCAACATAAAGGAGGTGGTGTTGAAATGATAACAAATTCAAACCAATATGGAATGACATGGTTGGGTATGGGATCAACACAGGCATTTGACAAAGACGGATTTGTTATGATTTCAATAGCAACAAGACTAACAAGTGATGGAGCTTTACAAGTTGGAATGACATCTAATGCAAGGCAAAATCCAAGACCTGTACTTAATGATGCAAGTAGAACAGAATTTCTTAATTCCACAAATCCTTCATCAATTCAGATGAGAGTTAAAAGTGGAAGTAATGCAAGTGGTCAGGGTTTGGAATTAAGCACATCAATTAGTGGAACAAATGGGGCTGCTGGACAAAAAAGATATGTTTATCAGATTGAAGGAGTTGGTTCAATAAATACTATTATGGGATCAATAAATAATGTTTTAGAAGTTGTTTATACAGAGACAAACCAAAACGATTACCCAGATGACGATATGAGTCCATTTTGTGGTGTATATACAAGAGCAAATAATCTAGACAAAGCTGTGTGGACATACTGTGAGTGTTGGAATACAGGTGTTTAGAAATGAATAAAAACCAATTAAAAAAAATAAGAGTTGTGTTTCCAAATATAGCACAGTGTAGAATGGCAATAGATAGTGCAGAAAAACCTGTAATACAGTTTCCACAAACCCAAAATATAAACAATAGAATTTATTCAGAGATTTTTACAGGTACTAAACCTGATTTGGGTTATAAGAAAATGCCTAGAGTTCAGGGATTCAATGCTACATTTATGAACACATCTCACATACTTGGTAGTATGGTTGATGTTCAATTCACATTTGGAAAGACCGAAGAGAAAAAGGTTATGACTATAATTGAAACTCATGGTGGAAAAATAATTGATTCAAAATTGGACAGTAATCAGAATGGAATAGTTGAAACAAACGGAAGTGGAAAAGAAACAAGAGATGAATTGGTTGCAGAAATATTAAGGGCGAGGGATTTTAATTGATTGTAGAAAAGGCATTAGCAATATCATTTTGGGTGGGCGTAGGAATTTTAGCATTAATTGGAAGTGTGTACTTCAATGTATGGGCAGAAACACCACCATTTTATACTAATGAAGCAGGTCATGATTGTTATTATGCTTTAACACCAAACTTTACATTTTATGATATATGCTATCCTTCATTAGATGATAGACTACTTGGAGAGAAAAAATATACTTCATTAGATGAACCACCAGAATTAATATTTGATGGACTAGAAGTATCATTAACAGAAGGTAATACTTGGTCGCCAAAATTATTAAATAATACACTTGGCTAAAATAAGTCCAGTATTTCAAAGTAGTGTATTTCAAGACAATGCTTTTCAAAATGAAGAATGGGGAGGATATGTTTTCCAAAGAAGTGTTTTTCAGGGAAAGAAAAGAGGATTTCTATTTCAAGCAAGTGTTTTTCAAGATGATGCATTTGCACAAACAACAACCATTGATTCACCTTTTGATGTAGTACCAATAATATTAAAAGTAATAAATGAATCAGTATCGTTAGCAGAAACAGATAAAAGGACTAGAGAATTAATAAGACTTGCAAATGAATCAGTATCTATTCAAACATTCAGATTAAGGCTTAGAGCATTAGTTTATCATGTAGTAGAATCCTCATCAATTGCAGAGACACAAGTAAAGAAACGTGGTATTATCAAACTATTTAATGAGTCATTAAACAACAGTGAAAACATACTAAGATATAGGGCAATAATTAGACAGTTGGCAGAAACTTCACAGGTTAGTGAAACAAAAGTTAGGTTGAGAGGCATAAAGAGACTTGTCACCGAAACAGTTCAAAGTGCAGAAACATATTATAAAAGATGGACTAAGCGTGTTAATGAAACAGTTGAGGTAACAAAGAGTAGAATATTCCAAGCCATATTTCAATCAAATGTTTTCCAACAACTATCAGAAGCTCATGCATTAATGGGTAAAATAAAATTGATTAATGAAAGTGAATCTGTTGGTGAAGGATTAAGAAAACTTATGACATTAATAAAATTAAAAGCAGAAACACAACAGGTATCTGAATCTAAAGTACATTTAAGTGCATTTATTAGACTTGTGTCTGAGTCAGAATCAATAGGTGAGGCAAAGGTGAGAGCAGTTGCTTTGATAAGACATATTGCAGAATCCATATCAATACAAACCTTTAGGCAAAAGATACGTGCATTAACTAGGGTAATCAATGATACAGTTCAATATGCAGAAGTTGTAGGAAAGGTTCGTGGTCTTGTAAGAATGATTAATGAATCTTCAAGTCTTAGTGAGACACAGAGAAGGGCTTTAGGATTTATTAAAATATTAATTGAGTCTGTCAGTATTGTGGAATCACTCATTCCATTAAAGGTTGTATTAAAAATAATAAATAACACAGTAAGTATTTCTGAAGGACTTGGAAAGGCAGTATCAAGAACATTTAGTGAGACAATACAATCATCTGAAAGTATAATACGACTACGAGGATTGACAAGATTGATAAACGAATCTATCAGCATACAAACTTTTAGAGGAAGACTAAGAATATTAAAGAGAATAATCAATGAATCAGTTAGTTCTTCTGAAACTATAATAAAATTAAGAACACTTGGTAGATTGGTAAATGAATCATTAAGTATATCTGAAGCCCAAATCAGATTAAGTACATTACTCAGATTGTTAAATGAAAGCCAATCTGTCCAAGAGTTCAGAATAAAACCAAGAGTTCTATTAAGAATAATTAGTGAGACACTTAATATTGCAAGAACAAGATTACCTACATTCCAAACAAGTTCATTCCAACAAGGTGTATTCCAAACAGGTTATGAAGTTGCAATGGTTAGAGGGTTGGGTAAACATATCAGTGAAACGATACAATCTTCTGAATCTTTCAGAAAGGCAGTATCTAGGATATTTGGTGAGAGTATTAGTATTAGTGAAACTAGAATTAAATTAAGAGTTTTAATAAGACATATTGCAGAGTCTATATCTATTCAAGTATTCAGAATAAAACTAAGAAGTATCATAAAATTATATGCCGAGCAAGTATCAATATCCTCATCAGTTACATGGTTAAGAAGTATCATAAAATTATATGCAGAAAGTGTTGCAATAAATGAAGGAAGGGTATTCCTTAGAGGACTACTTAAGTTAATTACAAATAGTGTTAGTATTGGTGAAGGTCAAGTAAGACTTAGAGTATTAACTAGATTAATATCTGAAAACATATCTATACAAACATTCAGAGGAACTGCAAGAGCATTAGTCAGATTAATAGCAGATTCAATCTCAATATCCATAGCAACAAATACTATACGTGGAAGAATAAAACGTGTCAATGAAAGTATTAATGTTGGAGCAAGGAGACTATTCCAAGTTATATTCCAATCAAGTGTATATCAACAAGGTAAGGAATATGTCAAATTAGAAACCATGATTAGATTCAAAGCAGAGTCAGAAAGTATATCTGAAGGAAAGATTAAATTAAAAACAATTATCCGTCTATTAGCAGACTCATTAAGCATACAAGAAGGACAGATTAAATTGAGAACACTTGGAAGACACATAAGTGAATCAATTAGTATTAGTGAAGGAAAGATATTCCTAAGAGCTTTAACTAGACTAGTTACTGAAAGTACAAGCATTAATGAAGCTAGGGTTAGATTAAGAGGAATAATAAGAATTATAACTAATACAGTGCAAAGTGCTGAAACTATAATAAAATTAAGAACATTGACTAGACTAATCAATGAGTCAGTAAGTATTCAGACATTTAGACAGAAACTTAGAGCAATTAGAAGAATCATATCTGAAACTATACAATCATCAGAAGGATTTAGAAAAGCAGTTTCTAGATTGTTTGCAGAAACTATTCAAGTTGCAGAAGGAAAAGTGTTCTTAAGAGGATTGTTAAAATTAGTTGCAAACTCTATCAGTGTTTCTGAAGTCAGAGTCAGATTGAGAGGAATAACAAGAATAATCAACAACACTGTTCAATCAGTAGAAAATATTGTAAGGCTTAGAGTATTAGGAAGAATCATAAATGAGTCTGTAAGTATTCAAACATTTAGAGAGAAGTTAAGAGCTATTAGAAGAATAATAAGTGAAACCGTACAATCATCCGAAGTATTCAGAATGAGATTTACAAGAGCATTTGCAGAAACAATACAAGTTGCAGAATCTCAGATACATTTAAGTGTAATGCTAAGACGTTTGGCTGAAAGTGTAAGTATCAATGACGGAAGAGTTGCAGTTAGAGGATTAATAAGATTAATTGCAGATTCAATGTCAATATCAGAAACAATTGTAAGATTAAGAGGAATATTTAGAATAATCAACAATACTATTAGTGTAACAGAAACACTTGTAAGATTGAGAACATTGGGAAGAATTGTCAATGAATCAATATCGGTACAAACATTTAGAATGAGAGTAAGAACATTATTGAAATTATTAAATGAAAGTGTATCTATTTCAGAAACAAGAGTAAAAATAAGAACAATCATAAAGCGTATTGCAGATTCAATAAGCATTAGCGAAGGAAGAATATTCTTAAGAGGACTATTCAGAGTGATAAATAATTCAGTAAATATTTCAGAAACATTACCAAGATTGAGAGCTATATTTAGGTCAATAAATGAATCATTAAGCATTAGTGAATCACTATTCAAATTCAAACACATAATTCCAAAAGTAAACGAAGTGATTCAGATACCTTCACAATATCAATTAAAGTTTGTAATCATACAAATATACAATGAAGTTGTATCTATTCAAACATTCAAGGGAACTGCAAGAGCATTAGTTAAAGTTGTTAGTGAGAGTTTAAGTGTAATACATGGATTCTTCTTAAAATTACAATATGGTTTAGTTACTCAGGGTGAGACATTGGGAACGTTTTGGACTTCAGAGTCAGAAGAAGTAGCCGATTCCACAGAAACCACTAGTACAGGCATTACTAGTGAATCTGAAGAAGTTGATGATTCTTCGCAAAGTATAAGTAGTGGAGACACATCAGAGAATATAGAAGGTGGAAATTAATGAGCATGAATATGGTAGGAAGATCAACGGAATTTAGAGTAAAGGCTGGTAGCCTTATTACACTACAATTAACCATCACAGATGATGGTGGCACAGCAAAAAACCTCTCAAATACAGTCACATATAATACAGGTAAATGGAAGGTTTGGAAGCCTGATGGAACTCTTATAATTAATGGAAATATCACCTATACTAATAGATCAAGTGGAATAGTTAGTTACACTCTAGTCACAACAGACACAGCCATAGCAAACGCTGGAATATGGTCAGGTGAAGTTGAATTGAAGGATAGTAGTGGGGCTATATCAGAACAGACGAAAACTTTTAACTTTGTAATTGAGGAGTCATACTAATGGCAGATTTAAAAGTAATAGCAAGTGGAACGTGTGAAGAATGTGGGCATAGTCAAAAAGACCATGAAGGAAACACAGTTTGCGATGTTGAAGGTTGCGATTGCACAAACATTGGTTCATATTAGATAGAGTTATATAATAGTTGATTGTATAACAACTATGTTAAAGCTCGAAGATATGACTAATGAGATTTATTTCATGTATAGGCGATCTCAAATGGATGCGTTGAAAACTGAAAGATTAGGTCAAATCCATGTTTCAGATGTAATCAAACCATGTATGAGAAATGTAATTTATAGAAAAACTTTACCTGAAACTGGGGCAACCACAGAAGATGTTAAATCATTATATTTTGGTCAAATAGTTCACTCAAACACACAGATAGCAAAAGAGGAATATCATGAAATGTTCTTAGCTTATGACTATGTTAGAGATGAAGCATTGACATATGAAGAAGCAAAAAAGATACCTGAAGATGATCCAAGACAATTAGATATAATCTATGGTAGCATAGACGACTTGGTAAAAATTGGTGATAAGTGGGTTATTACAGATAAAAAGACCACAGGTTCTATTGATTACTTTAGTAGAGCAACAGCAAAAGTTAGTGAATCACATAGAGATCAAATAAATAGATATAGAGTTCTCTTGAAAAAATGCTATGATATTGATGCAGATATGGGTTGTGTAATTTATATCTCAAATAAAATAGAAAAGGATAAGAGAGATATACCTGTTTTAAAAGGATTTAAATTAAGCCCAATAGAAGAGACATTATTAGATATGATAGAAAAGGCAAATATAATAAAAACTGCAATGACGAAAGAAATTCTTCCAGAAAGAACAAAATGTTTTCTTTGTGATGGTATGTGTCCTTATGCAACAAAGTGTTTTGAGGATAATAGAGAAAAATGGACGGATCAGTAGTCAGGCATTTATCACCTGAATGTATAAACCATAGACATATAGACTGTCCTATTCAAAGAATGAGTTTAAAATGTGATTGTTTATGTCATAAAATTGTCGGAGAATAAAGTTTAAATTATACTAAATTAATTGTTATATAATGGTTGATGATAATAAACTGTTTAAAATAAAACCTATTGGAAATAAAAGTATAGTTGTTGAAGATAAGCGAAAAACAATAAGTCCTTTCAATAGTGCCAAGCATTTTAAAGAAGCAAATATCCCAGCTCTATGTGATCAATGTGTTTATAGGTCAATAGAAGATGGTGGAAATGGAAAATGCCCAAAATATGAAGCTGGTGCTGTATGTGCAATCAGGGAAGATTTTATAAAATTCATCAATGAGTTAGATACTAGAAATCCAGAAGATTTAAAATCTATGATTGATATGATAGCAAAAATATCATTTGAAAATGTTCTCATGGCACTAACTCAAGCAAAAATGGATGGAAACATACCTGATAGAAATACAAAATCAGAGATAAAGACTTTATTAGAAATCGTAAAATCCATAAATGATTTAAACAGTAAAATAGTAGTTACTGAGAAACAAGAATATACCAAAGAGGGAGATATTGCAAATATCTTCAGACAGATAAAAGCACAAAAAAACGGTGGCGAGTAATGTCCACAATAGTTGATTTGAACACAGTATGGGCAATAATATCAATGTGTTTTTTTATAGGTGGTATGACAGTAGGATGGTATTCAAGAGATTGGAAAAAAACAACTAAAAAGCGAGGTGTTGGAAGATGGGATTAGGAGACTTGGTTAGAAATCTATGGGAAGAGCCTGAATGGTCTTTGCCAGATGAAAATGAATTAACGAGGGAAATAGAAGAGTTGGATAGAAAAATTAAGACAATGCCAAAAAAGTCAAGTGAGAAGACTAAGCTTATCTATACATTAGCAAACAAAATGCAAATATTAAGACTTGTTTTACATAAGAAGAAAAAATCAAAATATCGCCCAGATGCAAAGGGTGAATGGGTGTGGATTCCAGAAGAAGAATATGAGGGTAGAAAATATGAATGAGTATTGTTGTGTTTTTTGTGAACATTGTGATGATGATGTTATAGTGGAACAAACAGGCTGTAAATGTCATTGTCATGCAAGAGGTCAAAATGGCTGAGTATAGAGAAAGTTGTACTGGGTGTGGTAGCATAAAAGGATTTAAATGGCATTGGGGTAAAAACGATGGTCACTCAAAAGGATATTCTGAATGTTTAGGATGTGGGAAGGAGTTTCACTAATGGCTAGACCTACAACAGAAGAAGTTGAAGAACGAAAACAATTCATGCAAGTTGTTACAGATTGTGCCACAGACCCTAGCAAGTTTAGTGAAGTTTTTTTAAATCATAAATTATTTGATTATAATAAAAAATATGTTAATTGTAAAGATAGATTCATAGTATATCGATCTGGAAGACAGGTTGGTAAAACAATGTCAACTGCTGTAAAAGCAATACATTTCGCTTTCTTCGCACCAATAATGCTTGAAACTGTAAAAGATGAATGTACCATAGTAATCGCAGCACCTACTCAAAATCAGGCAACAATCATGTTTGATAGAATTAGAAGTTTGATATTAAATAATGATTTTCTTAAAGGATTTGTTGTAAGAAACACACAATCAGAAATGTGGGTTAATTATCTTGATGGTAGGGGTATGTCTAAAATAATTACTAGGGCAACAGGTGAGACTGGTGTATCACTTAGAGGTTATTCACCACATTGTATTATTGCTGACGAATGTTCTTTCATTAAATCAAGTATTTTGAAGGCTTTTCTACCTTCTGGTATGGCTACACACGCAAGAGTGTGGTTAACATCAACACCTTTCTCAAAATCAGGTTATTTCTTTGAAGCGTGTCAAAATGCAAAACCAGCCAATCCAGATGGAATGTGGACAGAATTTCACGTTCGTTCAACTGACAGCCCCTTAATTCAAGAAGACCCAGCGTTTATTGAAGAAATCAAGAAACTTACCAGAGATGAGTATGTGCAAGAAGTTGATGGTGAGTTTTTGGATATTGGTAACGCTTTAATACCAAACGCATTAATAAAAGAGTCCATTGTTGACTATAAGCCTAGAGGCAGAATTCAATATTATATGGGTGTTGACATTGCAAGAACAGGTAGAGATGAAACCGTATTTACAATAATAGGTGTAGATGAAGATGAGGTTGTATTTGTGGAAGATGTTTTTGGTGAGGCACAATCTAATGTGGTTGATGTGTGTGGTAGAATAGGTGATTTTGTTAGAGATTATAAGATAGATAGTGTATTTATTGATGAGACTGGTTTGGGTGGTGGTTTGGTAGATTTGGCTAGAGAGCAAGAACTTCCAGTTAGAGGGGTTGTTTTCTCATTACAAGAAAAGGCAGAAATGTATAAGAATTTAAGGCTACTATTTGAAAATCATAAGATAAAATTAAAAGAGATAAATAAGTTAGTATATCAATTATCATATCTAAGAAGGGAATATACTGAAACAGGTGTGATGAAGATACGATCAGATGAGCATGATGACTATCCAGATAGTCTTGTATTGGCTTGTAGAGCTGTAAATTCAGGTCATGAATGGCACGTTATGGATATGGCAAAGGAACTTCAAAAAGCCATATTCGGTTAAACTTTATATATTAATGTGCGTAAAACTAGTATGGATAAAAATAGCCCAGAGTGGAAGAAATACAAGCAAGAAAAAGAAGATTTCAAAAACACTTATCAAGCTGAATTAGATAAAAAACATAATATTGGAACATATACTAACATAAGAAACCAACGAAACCCAACTGGTTTTACACCATATAAAAAAGGTCGGAAAATGCCAAAATTACGCACTGAAATTACTGATACACCAAACCAAATAAAATATGATAAAGGAAGAGCCATGAATGATTTGGGAAATAAGTTACTAGAAGTTCAAAGTAGAGAAGGATTTGAATATGATAAGAAGGGAAATAGAACTAAATCAAAAATTAAAGGAGTGGGTAGAAGAATATATCCAGATGAAGGCAGACATGGTGAAGGTGGTCAAACATCCATAGAAAATCCAGAGTTTTATGGTGAGAAGAGAACAGGTTTATTTGGACAAAAGCAGAAACCAGTGAAAGAAACAGCAGTTAGTGAGGAAAAACCTCTTGAAGAATTAACAGATGGTGAATTAAGTGAAGTTGAGAAACTTATGTATAAAAAAATGGCTATGGGTAGAACTGAGGGTGATAAAAGAACAAGTAAAACACCTGAAGATTATGAAAAACCTATAACACAGAGGAATTTAAAAGAATCACCAGTGTATAGAAAAGGTAAACAAACAGGTACACCAATTTGGGATCAGGGGGTAAAACGCCCTAGAACTGCAGAAGAAGTACAAGCACCAGAAGGTAATGTTAAAACAAGTACCAGAGGAGATAAGCAGATGGATGGATCATTAGGTCGAGAAGGCAATGCACCATCAACAGATTCACCACATTGGCTGAAAGATTTATTGCCAATAGCAACTAATACAAACCAAGAAAATCAAACTGAACAAGAACGAGCAACTTCTACAATATCTGATCCTAAATCAAGAGATGCGTTGGAAGCTAAATTTATGCGTGAAGAAGCAGATGCATGGAAAAAAGGTAAACCAAAAAGAGATGCAGAATCAAAGGCAAAAAGACAGAAGTATTATAAATCTAGGAAAAAGGGTGGTATAAAACAAAAATTAAGAAAACTTGTTACAGTACCAGATATATACCCACCTGACATTAAAAATAGTAAGATGTACGTAGGTGATGAGGAAGAACGTAGAAAATCTTGGGAATCATGGTTAGAAACTAGAAAGGATGCATTAGATCAGAATAGAGATATATTGCCAAAGCAAGAACCACCTAAAGGTCAAGATTTTCAAGCACAAAAACCTAAAGTAGGGAGAAATGAACGTAGAGGCTGGTTGAAAAGAAACCCAGACAGAAAATACTCTAGACTATATATAGAGCCTGCAACCGACAGCGAAGAACAAAGCAAAAGACCACACAGGCGAGGTCAA